TTAATAAAACTCTATACCCGTAATCTTCAATGAGTTCTGGCGCTTCCCTTTAATTCCTTTTACATATTCAAAATGAATGTTTTTGATTGCCATCTTTATGAATTCAGTTTTTAACTCATCTTCCATTAATTCCCAGCCGTTTAGCAATGAATACTTGAAATTTTTAATCTTCTCATAGTTAAAAGTCTTACCCTTATCATTATCCTTGCGCTTTTCATACTCATGTATTTCTTTGTCAATACGACTTATTATTGGAAAAGCTTCATCCTTATCCATCATACCTTCTATAAAAAGTGTTTGACATCTAGCGCGTTCTTTTCGCAACTTTTCAATATCGATGCCGACATCTTCTATTTCTTTAGGTTGGTTTTCGATTTTATATGATGTTAAATCAAATTGTTTTAGATAATTGTAAAATTGTTTTAAAACCTCGCCTTCGTCGATGTTACATGCATTTTTATTTTTAGTATTTTTGCAGTTAGAACAAAAGTATAGTTTAGAATACCAAACTTCTTTATTTTTAGGCGTATGCTTGACTGTGTTTAAAGTCAATTTCTGGTTACAGTTTGGACATAATAGTTTACTTCTGAAAATAGCGTTATGTTTTACGATTGTAGAGTTAGTTTTTTCACTTATCCTTAATTTTATTTCTTCGTATTCTTCTTCACTTATAATAGCTTCGTGGGTGTTTTCGACGAATATGTCACCGAAAACAAGATGACCTCTAGCTACCGGACTCGTTAGAGCATTGCCTATAACTGATCTGTGCCAGTTTTTACCTAAGGGTGCTTTGTATTTAGAGTTGTTCAATTTTATAGTTATTTCTCTTAAACTAGTACCTTTTTTCGCTTCTTCTACTGCAAATCGTAATACTTTTTTATATTCATTAGGCACAAATTTATCGTTTACTCTGTCGTAATAGAAAGGAGGGACAGTTTTAGCTAACCCTTTTCTAGCTGATGCGCGTCGACCCATTGCAGTACGCTCTTGAATTGTAGTACGCTCCCACTCTGCCATAGCACCTACTAATGTTACGAACAAACGTCCCATAGCAGAAGTTGTGTCATATACTTCTGTTGCGCTCCTAAACAACACGTTTTTATTCTCAAACAATTCTAGTATCTCTAGTAAGTCTTTAACACTTCGAGTTAATCGATCTAGTTTATAGACTAAAACCAAATCAAAATTATCTATTTCATTCAACATTTCTTGTAAAGCGGGTCTGTCTTTTTTAGCTCCGGAGTATCCAGCGTCAGTATATACTTTATGAATTTTCCAGTCGTTTATGTCGCTGTAAGCTCTTAATTTTCTTTCTTGTTCTTCGATAGAGTGTCCTTTTTCTTTTTGTTCAAGTGTACTCACTCTAGTATAAATTGCTACTTTCATGTGCTCCCTCCTCAAAATTGGCAAAAAATAATAAGGGTAGGCGGGCTACCCAAAATTTAGTACTAGGTACTAAATATGTTATAATAAAATAAAAAGTAGGTGATAAGATGACTCAATTTCTAGGGGCGCTTCTTCTTACAGGAGTTTTAGGTTACATACCATATAAATATCTAACAATGATAGGTTTAGTTAGTGAAAAAAACAAGATTATCAATACTCCTGTATTATTGATTTTTTCTATTGAAACATGTTTGATATGGTTTTATACTTTTATAATTTTTAATAATGTTGATTTAAAAAATTTGAGTTTACTTCAGTTGCTTACAGGTCTAAAAGCAAATATTTGGTTTCTAATTATTTTTGTTTTAACAGTGCTTGTATTTAATCCTTTAATTGTTAAATTTATTATCTGGTTAATTAATATAACCAGAAAGTTTATGAAATTGGATTGTATAAGCTTATTAGACAAAAGAGACAAGTTGTTTAATAACAACGGTAAACCAGTATTTATAGTTATAAAAGACTTTGAAAACAGAATCATTGAAGAGGGTGAACTTAAAACCTATAATTCAGCTGGTAGCGATTTCGATTTACTAGAAGTTGAGCGACAAGATTTCAAAGTATCTGATTTACCGTCAAACGATGAATTGTATATTAAACATACGCTTGTAGACCTTAAACAACAAATTAAATTGGATTTATATTTAATGAATGAATACTAATCTTTTTTCTTAGCTTTTTCTGATAAAGTGCTTTTTAATTTTTCGCTGGCGCCTGACTTTTCAAAACTTTTGTTTAATGGGTTACTACGAGTAGTTTCTTGTTTTTTGTTTTTATCTACCATAAAATTCTCACCACCATTCAACGTCTACACTAGTAGGCGTTTTTTGATTTTTATATTAAAGGGCTATAAAAAGCTGTTAATACTTCAATTCTTTAATCCACATATATTTAAAAGTGAGGTAGTAGGTAATAAATATAAGACTTAAAGTTAAGATTGCTTTTTTCATGTCAATTTCTCCTTTGTTTATATTTATATTAAAGCGCCACATAGGCGCTATTAATCACATTTTAGTTCTATCGGTAATTTTAGACTCCATAACTCTTTGACGTGACTCTTTAGCTTCTCGAATCATATCTTTAAATTCTTGACTGTCTATAAAAGCTTTGGCTTCTTCTATTTGTTCTTGAGTAAGCTCTTTACCACCAGTATTGATGTGTAAGTGTTCAATTTCTTTATAAGTACTCATTTTTTCGACTCCTGTTCTTCAAGTTCACTTTTAGTTATAGGTAAACCATTGTTCAATCTATAAGTCAGTTCTTCTTCTGTATAAAAGGGGATTTCAACCATTTCCCACTCTTCAATGTTAATGTCAACTTCTTTAAAATCCATGTTAAACCCTCCTGTGAAATGAATTTTCTATTATTTATAGTAATTACTTATAAAAATACAATCTTTACCTATCTCAAACTTTGTATTCTAAATGTACTCGTAATCCATAGTCTGATTCTTTAGTAACGATTTTCTCTTCTAAATAATCTAAAGTTTTATACTTACCACCATTAATATATGCGTTACAAGAAACGATGTTGTCCATATGATTGACTAATCTTGAAGCATACTCTCTAGGTACATATCCAACGTGAAATTCAGAGTATTCATTTGAAATCATAACTTTTATCGCGTTTTCATCATAAGGATTATCCGGTTCTTTTTGTAAGAATACACCAGGAATAACCTCGTAATCAGAAATTTCATGCACCTTGTCTTCATAAAGTAATTCTTCTTTAAGTTCATTTCCTTTCAAATCACTATATAAGAAAAAGAAATCGTCGTTATTTTTCATTTTCTTGATAAGTTTCTTTAATTCTTTTCTACGACCTTCATAATTTAATCCTACGACGTCGAAAATTTCAACTTTAGTTTGTTCATCATCATTAATAGGTAGACAATCATTCGAGATAATTGTTTCCTTATTCTTAGATAATTGCATATAAGTTTTTAAAATTGAGATGAATCCTGTTAAAGGAGAGTTTGTTACGAAATAAACTGTTAATTTTCTATTATCGTTTAATGTTAAAAAAGCTTGGTTTTTCCAAATAGTAACAACAGTGTTATAATCTATCACCTCTGATAATGAGATTTTGAATATATAATCTTCTTCTTTCCTTATAAAACAAATCTCTTCATGTGAAATGAATATAGAACCCATTCTCCTCTTGTTTTCGTCGAATTTTATGTCGCAACTGTCGCTGATTATTGGTTCAAAGTAACTGTATTGATCTGATAATATTTTTTCATCTTGCTTTCTAGGTTTCATTTTACTACCTCCTATAAAATAACTTTTCCAACTAACCTCACACTTTCGTTATCATAAAAATATAAATCTTTATACTTTTTATTTAAAGAAACCAACGTTAATCTATTATCTTCTACATAAACTTTCTTTACGTAAGCATCTCCATTTATAATAAAGACGCCTATTTGTCCATCTTTGATAGTGTGAGATTTTTCAATGAATATAATTTGTCCGTTTTTAAATAACGGCTCCATTGAGTCTCCATTTACTTTTAAAGCTATATCATGTGCGGGGACATAACCTCTTACGAATTCTTTTGAAATAGGCTCGTTATATAATCTTTCACCAATACCAGCAGACGCACAACCATATATATCCACTTCGGATTTTTCTTGAATGTAAGAATTGAAATCTACCAGATTATCACTGTCATTATTTTGTTCTTCTAATTGATTAGTCGCATATTTTAGTACATTGCTTTGTCTTGGAGGCGTGAGTTTACTGTATATGGAAGTGATGTCGTTATTTTCAATTTTTCTATTCTTAGAAATATCAAACCCCATAAGCCACGCTTCGTTAACGTTTAAAGCCTTTGCTAGTTCAAAGACTTTGTCTTGTTTCGCTTCATATTTTCCGTTTAAATAATCGCTAATTGAGTTTCTACCAATACCAGTCCTTCTTGATAGCTCTGATTGAGATATCTTCCGTTCAGACATAATTTGCTTTAATCTATCCTTAAAACTGTTCATATTTCTGAACACCTCCTAAGAACATAATACTACGTACAATGACGATTATCAATAATTTTTAACAAATATTGTACAGAAAAATGTATTTTATGTGTTGACTTATTTAAACAAAGGTGTTTTAATTGATTTGTACAGAAAACCGAACAAGAAGGGAGGTGAGTTTATGATATACAATTTCGATTATAGTTTGCTGTACGAAAGAATGGCAGAGTATAGATATAGCCAAAGTTCTTTAGCGAACGCAATCCCTATTTCAAGGACATCTATTAATCACAAGTTGCAAGGAAAAAATTTATTTACACAATGGGAAATAAAACGAATCTGTGAATTATTAGAAATCCCACCAACAAAAGTAGGTAGATATTTTTTTGAACAAAATGTACAGAAACCTGTACAAATGTCGTAACAGGAGGACACTATGGAACAAATCACGTTAACCAAAGAAGAGTGTGTCGAACAATGCATCAATAAAGACTTAAAACTTTTAGATTATCGAGTTCAACAAATTTTAGAAGGTGTTCTATCAGAAAGTACCACATACGGTGATGCAAGAAATAAATTAGAAACATTGAAAATTATTGCTGAATCTCATTTTAAAACCGAACATGCTTCAGTTATTTACAAATTAGCATTGAAAAAGTTAGACAAAAAAATCAACGCCACTCCAATTAAAGAGTGACGAAAAAGGAGGATTTCAAATGTTTAAGATTTTAAATGATATAAAAACTTCTTTAAAAAACCATCCTTGGGGTTGGAAAGAGCACTTACCTTATTTGCTGATGTTAACTCTGTCACTTGTGGCTCTGATTCTCGGTGTTCTGTCCGCGATTCTATGATAACAGGCTTTATATAGATTCCTTTGTTGGTAGTGACTTTGATAGTCACATCCCATTCCCATATCACTGGATATTCTTCGAGCAAAAAAGTACATTCTACACTTTCATAAGGTCCTAAAGTAAATGGAATGGAGTAGTTTTTATCTTTATATCGTATAGGTTTGAACGTTTTTTGTTCATTTACTTTATTTTTAATATCAAATTCAACGTCAATAACAGAAATGGGAAACTTTGTGAAATTAATAAATGTTATATCGTTGTAACTTGATTTGTCATCGACCAAGTAATTAAAGCTTCTGGTAGGTATAACATCGATGTTAAGAGAATCTTTCATATAGTCTAAATAATATTTAAGTGCAGTCAGTAAGAAACTAAAAATTGCGATACAAATCGCGATTATGTCCATACTTATCACCTCCTTAGGTTGATAACAACATTATACACGAAAGGAGCATAAACAATATGCAAGCATTAAAAACAAAATCGAACATCGGCGAAATGTTCAACATACAAGAAAAAGAAAATGGAGAAATCGCAATAAGTGCAAGAGAGTTATATAAAGCTTTGGAAGTTAAAAAGCGTTTTAGCGCTTGGGCAGAAATTAACTTGAAGCATTTCAAAGAAAATAGGGATTTTACAAGTGTACTTACAAGTACGGTTGTTAATAACGGAGCTGTAAGACAACTAGAAGATTATGCTTTAACACTTGATGTAGCTAAACATGTTGCGATGATGTCAGGTACAGAAAAAGGTTTTGATTTTAGAGAGTATTTCATCCAAGTTGAAAAAGCATGGAATAGCCCAGAAATGATTATGCAACGTGCTTTAAAAATTGCTAACAACACAATCAATCAATTAGAAACAAAGATTGAACGTGATAAACCAAAAATTGTATTTGCAGATGCAGTAGCTACTACTAAGACATCAATTTTAGTTGGAGAGTTAGCAAAGATCATTAAACAAAACGGTATAAACATCGGGCAACGCAGATTGTTTGAGTGGTTACGTCAAAACGGATTCCTTATTAAACGCAAGGGTGTGGATTATAACATGCCTACACAATATTCAATGGAACGTGAGTTATTCGAAATTAAAGAAACATCAATCACACATTCGGACGGTCACACATCAATTAGTAAGACGCCAAAAGTAACAGGTAAAGGACAACAATACTTTGTTAACAAGTTTTTAGGAGAAAAACAAACATCTTAAAAGGATGAACTACAAATGTTACAAAAATTTAGAATCGCTAAAGAAAAAAGTAAATTAAAACTCAATTTACTAAAACATGCAAACAGTAATTTAGAAACAAGAAACAACCCTGAACTGTTGCGAGCAGTTGCAGAGTTGCTTAAAGAGATTAATCGATAAATCCGACAACTAATCATCATTTGAATTTGAAAAACTGGTTAATAGATAGCAAAAATACGCTATAAAAAGTACCGAAATATAAAAAGGAGTATTTATTGGTTCGTTATTAATAAACTTTAATAAAAAGTCCCAAATAGCATTACCGCTTACACCTACAGAACTAGCATTAATAAAACCTAAACTGGAGTGATTAATATGCATTATGTCGACAATTTTTTTACCGCTGTAATTATTGCTTTCATGTTGTTTTTGCTCTACTGGATGGGCAGGATTGATGGATTTAATAAAGGTAGAACTATTAGCTACATCGACATTCAAATTTCTAAGAGCATAAGACATTTTCAAAATATCGTTTTTAGGAATGCTCGTAGATTTTATAAAACTATTAAGAACCTCATTAGAAAATAAATTAGATTTGAACATTGGATGATTCTTAGTTACTTGATGCATATAGGAAGCCCAATTAGATAATTTCGATTGGTTAATTCTAATGCTATTCATAACATTATTAACCGTCGATTGAATTTCCAGAGCGTTCATAACATACGAATTATTCATAGTATTTGCGGCTTTAGCGTAAGCTTCGACAGGCAATTTAGACAAGATAGCTTGATTTTTCTTTATTAAATCTAACTGTCGTTGAGTGAGATTTATATTATTCATAATTATCACCTCCTTTCACTAGGAGATAACTAAATTATACACGAAAGGAATGGTAGAAGTGCCACCACACATTCAACAAATGTTATACGAAATCCAGTTAAAAGCTGGTATACCTCAAAAATTAATGGAAATGCAAGGTTTGATAAACGATGAAACAACCAAAGAGGAGAAAAAAGAAAATGAGTAACATTTATAAAAGCTACCTATTAGCAGTATTATGCTTCACAGTCTTAGCGATTGTACTCATGCCATTGCTGTACTTCACTACAGCATGGTCAATCGCGGGATTCGCAAGTATAGCGACATTCATATTTTATAAGGAATACTTTTATGGAGAATAAAAAAACTGCTACTTGCGCCAACAAGTAACAGTGACAAACGATTAACAAAATTAATTCATGTTCAATATAAAACGAAATAAAGGAAGTGTCAACAATGTACTACAAAATTGGCGATGTATGTCAAAAAGTAATTAATGTAGACGGATTCGATTTTAAATTAGCAGTTAAGAAACAAGATTACAGCATTCTAGTGAATGTCTTAGATTTAGAAGATAGATTTATCGACAGTATAAATATAACAGATGAGAATGATCTATACACAGCATTAGACATATTAAATCAATCTATTTATGAATGGATTGAAAATAACACAGATGAACAGGACAGACTAATTAACTTAGTCATGAAATGGTAGAGGGGGATTAACTAATGGCTAATCTATATGAGCTATCAGAAGCATTTAAAGAGTTGTCTAATCAAGATGAATTAGACCAAACATTATTAAAAGATACATTAGATTCTATCCAAGCAGAAATGAATGTCAAAGTAGATAACATTGTCAATTGGAGACGTGAAACATTAGGTGACATAGATGTCATAGATAAAGAGATTAAGCGACTTCAAAATTTAAAAAAACAAAAACAAAATTTAACTGATCGATTAAAAGATTACTTAAAAGAGATGTTAGAAACACAGGAAGTAGATAGTTACCGCACAGCTACTAATCATATTTACAAGCGCAAAAACGGGGCTAGTAAAAATATTATCGATGAAAAACTTATTCCAAAGGATTATTGGCTATCACAAGCCCCGAAACTTAATTCTAAGCAACTAATCGATGATTTGAAAGCTGGGAAAGATATTCCCGGCGTTGAATTAAAGGTAACAGAAAGTCTGGTGATTAAGTGATGAATAAATCGGAAACAGTTGTTGAAATAAATAAAGCTATGGTTGCGTTTCGTAAAGAAGTAAAACAACCGCTCAAAGATAAAAATAATCCATTTTTCAAATCAAAATACGTACCTCTTGAGAACGTTGTAGAAGCCATTGACGAGGCGGCAACACCTCATGGACTGTCTTATACTCAATGGGCTTTGAACGATGTAGACGGGCGCGTGGGAGTCGCTACAATGCTTATGCATGAAAGCGGTGAATATATCGAGTATGATCCTGTATTTATGAATGCAGAAAAGAATACGCCACAAGGCGCAGGCTCGTTAATCAGCTACCTTAAACGTTATTCGCTATCTGCGATTTTCGGTATTACTAGTGACCAAGACGATGATGGAAATGAAGCAAGTGGAAAAAATAATAATCCAAAACAACAAACTAGAACGCAATGGGCAAGTAGCGAAACTATAGGGATTTTAAGGAAAGAGGTTATAAGTTTCACTAAATTGATAAAGGGCACGGATAAAGAAGCTCCACAAAATATAGTAGAACAAAAATTCGACATAAATAACTATAAATTAACAGAAAAACAAGCAGCAGAAGCTATTCAAAAATTACGAAACAACGCAAAAACAATTACCGGAGGAAAACAATAATGCTAAACAGAACAATATTAGTTGGTCGTTTAACTAGAGACCCAGAATTAAGAACCACTCAAAGTGGTGTAAATGTAGCATCATTCACATTAGCAGTTAACCGCACATTTACGAATGCACAAGGAGAGCGCGAGGCAGACTTTATTAATATCATCGTATTTAAAAAACAAGCAGAGAACGTTAATAAATACCTATCTAAAGGATCGTTGACGGGCGTAGATGGTAGGTTACAAACGCGGAATTATGAAAATAAGGAAGGTCAACGTGTATATGTTACGGAAGTTATTGCTGATAGTATTCAATTTTTAGAACCGAAAAACTCAAATGACACTCAACAAGATTTATACCAACAACAAGTACAACAAACACGTGGACAATCGCAATATTCAAATAACAAACCAGTAAAAGATAATCCGTTTGCGAATGCAAATGTTCCGATTGAAATAGATGACAATGATTTACCATTCTAATTTAACCGGTTTGAAAGTGAGGTGTGTATATGACTGGTTGGATAAGTATTGATCGCTCAATTCAAAATCATTGGCTATTTAAAGAAAAGAGAACATTTTCAAAGTTTGAAGCATGGATATATTTACTCATGGAAGCGAATCATTCAAAGGCAAAAGTGCCTATTGGAAACCAAATTGTAACCGTAGAAAGAGGACAAAGATTAACATCGATTTTGACCTTGTCTGACCTTTTTAACTGGTCACGATTTAAAGTGAAAACCTTCCTTGACTTACTCGAGAGTGATGGAATGTTAGAAGTCAAAACAACATCAAAATATACCCTTATAACCATTGTCAATTATGACTTTTATCAAAGTGAGCAGGGCAGGAACCAACATCAAAACGACATCAAACCAACATCAAAACAACATCAGTCAAACATCAACCCAACATCAAAACAACATCAAACCAACACAAACAATAATGATAATAAAGATAATAATGAAAAGAATGTGAATAATGAGAAGAAGAAGGTAACCGCCTTCGACTTCTTCCAAGATAACGGATTCGGTTTCATAACTCCTTACAATTTAGACGATTTAAATTATTATCTTGATTCATTTGAAAATGATTCAGATCAAATAGTTACCGCATCACTTAAAATCGCTAAAGATAGAAACAAAGTTACTTGGGGATATGCTAAAAGCATTTTGAATACATGGCTTAATGCAAACTTGAAATCTATTGAACAAGTACGTGCATTTGAAAAGCAACAACTTGAAAGCAAAAAACAAAATTATAAACCTTTCGTTAAACAATCAAAAGAAAAAACACCCAAATGGCTCACAGACAGCACGAGAGAAACGAAAACGCCGGAAGTAGATGAAAACCTTGAGAAAGACAGAGAAGCTTTTATTAAGCGTCTAAATAGCAAATGGGAGTGATTGAAAATGGATGCATTTGATAAATACTATCTATTTGATCATGACAGCAACAAAATGTTTTCAGTTACACCACATTTTAAAGATGGACGGCATTTAGTTGTTGGATTAAAACATACAAAATTCAATGGTCGACGTTGGTACTTAGATGATTATGAATTAAAAACACTTATTGATAATGAACAAATGGAGTTAGGACACCAAACAAGCTTATTTGAATATATATGAGGGATTACATGGAAATAGAAATTAAATTTAATGAAGTGTTTAATGCGCCGATGGGGTCGCCTCGTCCACGCTTTCGTAATACAGGTAGATATGCACACACATATATGCCTACAAAATATACAGAACATAAAAAATATTTACAAAATCAAATGCCAAAGCTAAATCTAGAAAATGCATTAAAAATTGAATTAGAGTTTTACTTTCCATTGCTTAAATCATGGTCGAAGAAAAAGAAAAGCGAAATGGTTGGGCAGTATAAAGTGACTAAGCCGGATATCGACAACTTAATTAAAACGGTATTAGATGCTTGTAATGGCCATGTATGGAAAGACGATAACCAAATTACAGAAATAACTAGCTCAAAGCGTTATGGAATTGAGCCCAAAATAATCATACGAATAGAAGAAATATAAGAGGTGGATAAAATGGCGAGAAAAGCAAGAATTGTAACAATAAACGATAAACCTTATAGGTTCAGTAAATTTGAAATGGAATTAATAGAAAGTCACGGTATAACCGCTGGAATGGTTTCTAAGAGAGTAAAAGACGGTTGGGAACTACATGAAGCAATGGACGCACCAGAAGGTACGCGTTTAAGCGAGTACAGAGAAAAGAAAACAATAGAAAGACTGGAACAAGCTAGACTCGAACGCAAATTGGAAAGAAAGCGAAAGAGAGAGGCTGAGCTAAGAAGAAAGAAGCCACACTTGTTTAATGTACCTCAGAAACATCCAAGAGGACGTTATGCGTGCTGGTTTGATACTACTTATAACCAAATGTTTAAGAAATGGCAGGAAGCATAAATGCCTAAAACCGATAGCGCATGTAAAGAATACTTAAACCAATTTTTCGGATCTAAGAGATATCTGTATCAGGATAACGAACGAGTGGCACATATCCATGTAGTAAATGGCGCTTATTACTTTCACGGGCATATTGTTCCAGGTTGGCAAGGCGTGAAAAAGACATTTGATACAGCGGAAGAGCTCGAAATATATATAAAGCAACATGGTTTGGAATATGAGGAACAGAAGCAACTAACTTTATTTTAAGGAGATGTAAAAATGAAAATCAAAGTTAAAAAAGAAATGAGACTGGATGAATTAATTAAGTGGGCGCGAGAAAATCCGGAGCTATCAAAAGGAAAAATTTTTCTTGCAAAAGTTTTTAGTAATGGATTCGTTCGTTTTCAACGAAATACAAATACGTGTTCGATATCAAGTTTTATTCCAATTGATACTCCTTTCATAGTTGAAGTTGAAGAGGAAATCACAGAAGATACAGTATTTGATAGGTTGTTTGAAGTGTACGAGCTTCAAGAGGGAGCCTGTATGTCAGCGTTACACACAAGTATTAGTATCAACGAACGTTTAGAGAACACGTTTTTCCCTACCAAAGCATTCTACATCTTGAACGACGGCCTAACTATGACATTAATTTGGAAAGATGGGAGATTGGTAGAATGAACTATGAAACAGGGTTCCAACTAAGCGTAATGGACGCTAGGTTGAAGAAGATGAGAAAACAACGTGATGAGTACAAGAAGCAACGATATGAGCTTATTGGGGTTATAGCGAAGTTACGAGATTGTAACAAAGAACTGGAGAAGAAAGCAAGCGCATGGGATAGGTATTGCAAGAGCGTTGAAAGAGATTTAATAAACAAATTCGGTAACGATGATGAAAGAGTTAAATTCGGAATGGAATTAAACAATAAAATTTTTATGGAGGATGACACAAATGAATAATCGCGAAAAAATCGAACAGTCCGTTATTAGTGCTAGTGCGTATAACGGTAATGACACAGAGGGGTTACTAAAAGAGGTTGAAGACGTGTATAAGAAAGCGCAAGCGTTTGATGAAATACTTGAGGGTTTACCTAATGCTATGCAAGATGCACTCAAAGAAGATATTGAACTTGATGAAGCAGTAGGGATTATGACGGGTCAAGTTGTCTATAAATATGAGGAGGAATAGGAAAATGACTAACACATTACAAGTAAAACTATTATCAAAAAATGCTAGAATGCCCGAACGAAATCATAAGACGGATGCAGGTTATGACATATTCTCAGCTGAAACTGTCGTACTCGAACCACAAGAAAAAGCAGTGATCAAAACAGATGTAGCTGTGAGTATACCAGAGGGCTATGTCGGACTATTAACTAGTCGTAGTGGTGTAAGTAGTAAAACGTATTTAGTGATTGAAACAGGCAAGATAGACGCGGGATATCATGGCAATTTAGGGATTAATATCAAGAATGATGAAGAACGTGATGGAATACCCTTTTTATATGATGATATAGACGCTGAATTAGAAGATGGATTAATAAGCATTTTAGATATAAAAGGTAACTATGTACAAGATGGAAGAGGCATAAGAAGAGTTTACCAAATCAACAAAGGCGATAAACTAGCTCAATTGGTTATCGTGCCTATATGGACACCGGAACTAAAGCAAGTGGAGGAATTCGAAAGTGTTTCAGAACGTGGAGCAAAAGGCTTCGGAAGTAGCGGAGTGTAAAGACATCTTATATCGAGTCAAGGAGGTTTTGGGGAAGTGACGCAATACTTAGTCACAACATTCAAAGATTCAACAGGACGTAAACATACACACATAACTAAAGCTAAGAGTAATCAAAGGTTTACAGTCGTTGAGGCAGAGAGTAAAGAAGAAGCGAAAGAGAAGTACGAGGCACAAGTTAAAAGAGATGCAGTTATTAAAGTGGGTCAGTTGTATGAAAATATAAGGGAGTGTGGGAAATGAATCAGCTGAGAATTTTATTACATGACGGTAGTAGTTTGATATTACATGAAGATGAATTATTTAACGAAATAGTATTTGTTTTGGACAATTTTAGAAATGATGATGACTATTTAACGATAGAAAAAGATTATGGCAGAGAACTTGTATTGAACAAAGGTTATATAGTTGGGATCAATGTTGAGGAGGCAGATGATGATTAACATACCTAAAATGAAATTCCCGAAAAAGTACACTGAAATAATCAAAAAATATAAAAATAAAGCACCTGAAGAAAAGGCTAAGATTGAAGATGATTTTATTAAAGAAATTAAAGATAAAGACAGTGAATTTTACAGTCCTACGATGGCTAATATGAATGAATATGAATTAAGGGCTATGTTAAGAATGATGCCTAGTTTAATTGATACTGGAGATGGCAATGATGATTAAAAAAATATTAAGACTAATATTCTTACTAGCAATGTATGAGCTAGGTAAGTATGTAACGGAGCAAGTATATATTATGATGACGGCTAATGATGATGTAGAGGCGCCGAGTGACTTTGCGAAGTTGAGTGATCAGTTAGATTTGATGAGGGCGGAGGTGTCAGAGTAGATGATGTGGTTAGTCATAGCAATTATATTACTAGTCATCTTATTGTTTGGTGTGATGTTGCAAGCGGAACAGATAAAAGGTGATGTGAAAGTTAAAGAGCGAGAGATAGAGATATTAAGAAGTAGATTGAGACACTTTGAAGATTAAACATATTTGTACGGAGGGTATTCATGACTAAAAAGAAATACGGATTAAAATTATCAACAGTTCGAAAGTTAGAAGATGAGTTGTGTGATTATCCTAATTATCATAAGCAACTCGAAGATTTAAGAAGTGAAATAATGACACCATGGATTCCAACAGATACAAATATAGGCGGGGAATTTGTACCGTCTAATACATCGAAAACAGAAATGGCAGTAACTAATTATCTTTGTAGTATACGAAGAGGTAAAATCCTCGAGTTTAAGAGTGCAATTGAACGTATAATCAACACATCAAGTAGGAAAGAACGCGAGTTCATTCAAGAGTATTATTTTAATAAAAAGGAGTTAGTGAAAGTTTGTGATGACATACACATTTCTGATAGAACTGCTCATAGAATCAAAAGGAAAATCATATCTAGATTGGCGGAAGAGTTAGGGGAAGAGTGAAATTGGCAGTAAAGTGGCAGTTTTTGATACCTAAAATGAGATATTATGATAGTGTAGGATATTGATTATCTTACTGCGTTTCCCTTATCGCAATTAGGAATAAAGGATCTATGTGGGTTGGCTGATTATAGCCAATCCCTTTTTTAATTTTAAAAAGCGTATAGCGCGAGAGTTGGTGGTAAATGAAATGAACGAAAAACAAAAGAGATTCGCAGATGAATATATAATGAATGGATGTAATGGTAAAAAAGCAGCAATTACAGCAGGTTATAGTAAGAAAACAGCAGAGTCTTTAGCAAGTCGATTGTTAAGAAATGTTAATGTTTCGGAATATATTAAAGAACGATTAGAACAGATACAAGAAGAGCGTTTAATGAGTATTACAGAAGCTTTAGCGTTATCTGCTTCTATTGCTAGAGGAGAACCTCAAGAGGCTTACAGTAAGAAATATGACCATTTAAACGACGAAGTGGAAAAAGAGGTTACTTACACAATCACGCCAACATTTGAAGAGCGTCAGAGATCTATTGACCATATACTAAAAGTTCACGGTGCGTATATCGATAAAAAAGAAATTACTCAGAAGAATATTGAAATTAATATTGGTGAGTACGATGACGAAGGTTAAATTAAATTTTAAGAAACCGTCTAATGTTTTCAATAGAAACATATTCGAAATACTAACCAATTACGATAATTTCACTGAAGTTCATTATGGTGGCGGTTCAAGTGGTAAGTCTCACGGCGTTATACAAAAAGTTGTACTTAAAGCATTGCAAGACTGGAAATATCCTAGGCGTATACTATGGCTTAGAAAAGTCCAATCAACAATTAAAGATAGTTTATTCGAAGATGTCAAAGATTGTTTGATAAACTTCGGTATTTGGGACATGTGCCTTTGGAATAAGACTGATAACAAAGTTGAATTGCCAAACGGCGCAGTTTTTTTGTTTAAAGGATTAGATAACCCAGAGAAAATAAAGTCGATAAAAGGCATATCAGACATAGTCATGGAAGAAGCGTCTGAATTCACACTAAATGATTACACGCAATTAACGTTGCGTTTGAGGGAGCGTAAACACGTGAATAAGCAAATATTTTTGATGTTTAACCCAGTATCTAAACTGAATTGGGTTTATAAGTATTTCTTTGAACATGGTGAACCAATGGAAAATGTCATGATTAGACAATCTAGTTATCGAGATAATAAGTTTCTTGATGAAATGACACGACAAAACTTAGAGTTGTTAGCAAATCGTAATCCAGCATATTACAAAATTTATGCGTTAGGTGAATTTGCTACACTAGACAAATTGGTTTTCCCTAAGTATGAAAAACGTTTAATAAATAAAGATGAGTTAAGACATTTACCTTCTTATTTTGGATTGGACTTTGGCTACGTTAATGATCCTAGTGCTTTTATACATTCTAAAATAGATGTAAAGAAAAAGAAGTTATACATCATTGAAGAGTATGTTAAACAAGGTATGCTGAATGATGAAATAGCTAATGTCATAAAGCAACTTGGTTATGCTAAAGAAGAAATTACAGCAGATAGTGCAGAACAAAAAAGTATAGCTGAATTAAGGAATCTAGGGCTTAAAAGGATTTTACCAACCAAAAAAGGGAAGGGCTCGGTTGTACAAGGGTTACAATTCTTAATGCAATTTGAAATCATTGTTGATGAACGTTGTTTCAAGACTATTGAAGAGTTTGACAACTACACATGGCAAAAGGACAAAGATACAGGTGAATATACCAATGAACCAGTAGATACATACAATCATTGTATCGATTCGTTGCGTTATTCAGTGGAACGATTCTACAGACCGGTTAGAAAACGCACAAATGTCAGTTCGAAAGTTGACACAATAAAATCTCTAGGATTATAGGAGGGAACAAATGTTAAAAGTAAACGAATTTGAAACAGATACAGATCTACGGGGAAACATAAATTACTTATTTAATGATGAAGCCAATGTTGTTTACACATATGACGGGACGGAATCCGATTTATTACAAAACGTTAATGAAGTAAGTAAATACATTGAACATCACATGGATTACCAACGACCTAGATTAAAAGTGTTGAGTGATTACTACGAAGGTAAAACTAAGAATCTGGTTGAGTTAACACGACGCAAAGAAGAGTACATGGCAGATAACCGTGTAGCGCATGATTACGCATCTTATATTAGTGATTTTATTAACGGTTATTTCTTAGGTAATCCAATTCAATATCAAGATGATGACAAAGATGTATTAGAAGCTATTGAGGCGTTCAATGATTTGAATGATGTTGAGTCGCACAATAGATCTTTAGGATTAGATTTGTCAATTTATGGTAAAGCTTATGAATTAATGATTAGAAACCAAGATGATGAAACGCGTTTATACAAGAGTGATGCAATGAGTACTTTTGTCATATACGACAATACAATTGAACGTAATAGTATCGTAGGCGTTAGATATTTAAGAACTAAACCAATAGACAAGACTGACGAAGATGAAGTGTTTACAGTTGATTTATTTACTTCTCACGGTGTTTATAGATATCTTACCAGTAGAACAAATGGATTGAAGCTCACACCACGTGAAAACGTTTTTGAATCACACTCTTTCGAACGTATGCCTATTACAGAATTTAGCAATAACGAAAGAAGAAAAGGGGATTACGAGAAAGTAATCACTTTAATTGATTTGTATGATAATGCTGAATCAGATACTGCTAACTATATGAGTGATTTAAATGACGCTATGTTACTTATTAAAGGTAATTTAAATTTAGATCCTGTAGAAGTTAGAAAACAAAAGGAAGCTAACGTGTTGTTTTTAGAACCGACTGTTTATGCTGATAGCGAAGGTAGAGAAACAGAAGGTTCAGTTGACGGTGGTTATATTTATAAGCAATACGATGTACAAGGTACCGAAGCTTATAAAGACCGTTTGAACAGTGATATACACATGTTTACCAACACGCCTAACATGAAAGATGATAACTTTAGTGGCACTCAATCGGGCGAGGCAATGAAATACAAATTATTTGGATTGGAACAACGTACTAAAACTAAAGAAGGATTGTTTACTAAAGGGTTAAGACGTCGTGCTAAGTTATTAGAGACGATACTTAAAAACACACGGTCAATTGACGCTAACAAAGATTTCAATACAGTTAGGTACGTATACAACAGAAACTTACCTAAATCATTGATTGAAGAATTAAAAGCTTATATTGATTCTGGCGGGAAGATTAGTCAAACAACTTTGATGTCTCTATTCTCGTTCTTCCAAGACCCTGAATTGGAAGTCAAGAAAATAGAAGAAGATGAGAAAGAATCTATTAAAAAAGCTCAAAAAGGTATTTATAAAGACCCTAGAGACATCAATGATGACGAACAAGATGATGATACAAAAGATACTGTTGATAAAAAGGAATGATTGTAATTGCCTAACAAAAACACTCAAGAATATTGGGAAGAACGCGGACGCAAAGCAATCGAGAATGAGTTGAAGCGTGATAAAACTAAAGCTGAAGAAATAGAACGTATATTGAATATGATGATTAAGCGCATTGAAAAAGAGATCAATGCGTTTATTGTTAAGTACGGAGATTTTGCAGGCGTTACATTACAAGAAGCACAAAAGATTATTGATGAGTTCGATGTAAAAGCGTTTCAAGAAGAAGCAAAAAGATTGGTCGAAAACAAGGACTTTAGCGATAGAGCAAATGAAGAATTAAAGAAGTATAACACTAAGATGTATGTATCTAGAGAACAGATGTTAAAGATTCAAATAGAATTCTTAATTGCTTATGCAACAGCTCAAACAGAATTATCGATGAGGGAATATTTCGAATCAACAGCTTATCGTGTGTTCAGTGATCAAGCGGGTATTTTAGGTGAAGGTGTACAAGTAGCTAAAGAAGTTATAGATACAATCGTTGATACACAATTTCATGGTGTCGTTTGGTCAGAGCGATTATGGACTAATACTGAAGCGATGAAACAAGAAGTAGAAGAAATAATTGCTAATGTAGTTATTAGAGGTCGACATCCTAATGAATATGTTAAAGATATGCGCAAGCACTTAAATAAATTCGAAGGCACAGCACGACAAAAGACCGCAGCAATTAAATCATTGCTTTATACGGAATCGGCACGTGTTCACGCACAATCAAGCATTGACAGCATGAAAGAAATTTCACCGGAAGGATATTATATGTATATTGCAAAAATCGATAATAGAACAACTAAAGTATGCAAAGGGCTTAATGGAGAAATATTCAAAGTTAAAGACGCTAAAATTGGTGTTAATTTCTATCCTATGCATATCAATTGTCGTTCAGATTGCGCTTTACTACCTAAATCTATGTGGCCGAAAAAACCAAGCAAGAAACGAAAAACAAAATACTTCGGAGGGAAAGTGAAAAGCGGTGATTGATTTAAAAGTAAAGTTTTTTAAAGGCAAGTTAGTTTTGTATGACAGTAAATTAAATGTTTGGAGGATACTAATATGAGTAATACTGACAAATACCTTAGAGACATAGCAAGAGAATTAAAAGGTATACGTAAAGAGTTACAAAAGCGAAACGAAACAGTTATTATTGATGCAAACTTAGACAGTGTAAGGTCGGCAGTATTAGCCGATAAAGAAAAATCGAAATATAATGAACCTCTCTTTTAATAGCTAGCACTTAATTGTGTTGGCTATTTTTTATGTCCAAACCATGCTTATGACAATAAAAGATGCAAGTGTAACAGCCCGAACCATGTATGGCTTAAAACTAATCAAGAGTAAATAAATGAGGTGTAAAAACTATGGATATCCAAGAAAAGTTAAAACTCAAGTTACAGTTTTTTGCTGAAGAATCAGATGGAGATAATGGAAAATCAAAAGATAACAACGATGATGAAGGCAAAGACAAACAAGACAAAAAGACTAATTCAGAAGAAGAAATCGAAAAAAGACTACAAGAAGAATATAACAAGCGTCTTAAAGAAGAATTAAGTCGTCGTATGAAGCAGAAAGAAAAAGAGAAACAAGAAGCTGTTGATGAAGCTAAACGATTAGCAAAAATGAACAAAGATCAAATCGCTGAATATGAACGCGAACAAATGGAAAAAGAGCTGGAGCAATTACGCTCAGAAAAACAATTAAATGAAATGCGTTCAGAAGCAAGGAAAATGTTAAGTGAAGCAGAAGTTGATTCATCAGATGAGGTTGTTAATTTAGTTGTAACAGATACTGCTGAACAAACTAAATTGAATGTTGAAGCTTTTTCTAATGCAGTAAAAAAAGCGGTTAATGAAGCGGTTAAGATTAACGCTAGACAATCGCCATTGACTGGTGGAGATTCATTTAATCACTCGACTAAAAATAAACCGAAAAACTTAGCTGAAATAGCTAGACAAAAAAGAATTATTAAAAATTAACGGAGGCATTTAAATGGAACAAACACAAAAATTAAAATTAAATTTGCAACATTTTGCGAGTAACAATGTTAAACCGCAAGTATTTAACCCTGATAATGTAATGATGCACGAAAAGAAAGATGGCACGTTGATGAATGAATTCACAACGCCCATCTTACAAGAGGTTATGGAAAACTCTAAAATTATGCAATTAGGTAAGTACGAACCAATGGAAGGTACTGAGAAGAAGTTTACTTTTTGGGCTGATAAACCAGGTGCTTACTGGGTAGGTGAAGGTCAAAAAATCGAAACATCTAAAGCTACATGGGTTAATGCTACTATGAGAGCGTTTAAATTAGGGGTTATCTTACCTGTAACAAAAGAGTTTTTGAATTACACTTATTCACAATTCTTTGAAGAAATGAAGCCTATGATTGCTGAAGCATTCTATAAAAAGTTTGATGAAGCGGGTATTTTGAATCAAGGTAACAATCCATTCGGTAAATCAATTGCACAATCAATTGAAAAAACTAATAAGGTTATTAAAGGTGACTTCACACAAGATAACATTATTGATTTAGAGGCATTACTTGAAGATGACGAATTAGAAGCAAATGCGTTTATCTCAAAAACACAAAACAGAAGCTTGTTACGTAAAATTGTAGATCCTGAAACGAAAGAACGTATTTATGACCGTAACAGTGATACGTTAGATGGTCTACCTGTGGTTAACCTTAAATCAAGCAACTTAAAACGTGGTGAGTTAATCACTGGTGATTTCGATAAGTTGATTTACGGTATCCCTCAATTAATTGAATACAAAATCGATGAAACTGCACAATTATCTACAGTCAAAAATGAAGATGGAACACCTGTAAACTTGTTTGAACAAGACATGGTGGCATTACGTGCAACTATGCATGTAGCATTGCATATCGCTGATGATAAAGCGTTTGCTAAGTTAGTTCCTGCTGATGCAAAACCATCTTCAAATCCAGGAGAAGTTTAATAAATAATTAGGAGTGGTAACATGCCCGAAATCATTGGAATTGTTAAAGTAGATTTTACAGATTTAGAAGATAACAGACATGTCTATATGAAAGGGCATGTCTACCCTCGCAAAGGTTATGATCCTACAGATGAACGTATCAAAGCTTTAGCTAGTGTTGAAAATAAACGCAACGAACAAATGATTTACATTGTAAATGACAAATTAACCAAAAAAGAACTTGTCGAAATAGCAAGTGTTGCTGGCTTACAAGTTGATGAAAAACAAACAAAAGCTGAAATTATCAACACTTTTGAGTCGCTAGAGTAGGTGGTTATATGACTACGCTAGCTGATGTAAAAAAACGTATTGGCCTTAAAGATGAAAAGCAAGATGAACAATTAGAGGAAATTATAAAAAGTTGTGAAAGCCAGTTGTTATCAATGTTACCTATTGAAGTTGAACAAATACCGGAAAGGTTTAGTTACATGATTAAAGAAGTTGCAGTTAAACGCTACAACAGGATTGGTGCTGAAGGTATGACATCAGAAGCGGTTGACGGACGTAGCAATGCGTATGAATTGAACGATTTCAAGGAGTATGAAGCTATTATTGATAATTACTTTAATGCTAGAACGAGAACTAAAAAAGGAAGGGCTGTGTTCTTTTGAGATATGAAGATAGAGTTATTTTTCAATTAGAACAAGTAGCAACTTACAATCCTAAAACTAGCAAAAAAGAAAACACACTAATCACTTATGATGCGATACCATGCAATATTAACCCCATTTCTAGAGCAAGAAAGCAACTTGAATTTGGTGATGTAAAAAACGATGTAAGTGTTCTGAGGATAAAAGAATCAATATCTTACCCTGTTAGCCACGTGTTAATTAATGGTATTCGCTACAAGATAATTGATACAAAGACATACAGACACGAAACGTCATATTATATCGAAGAGGTCAATTGATGAATATAGACGGATTAGACGCACTGTTAAACCAATTTCACGATATGAAAAACAACATCGATGATGATGTAGATGATACTTTACAAGAAAAAGCCAAAGAATATGTAGTACGAGCTAAATTGAAAGCTAGAGAAGTAATGAATAAGGGTTATTGGACTGGTAATTTATCACGCAATATCAGATATAAAAAAACTGGCGATTTGCAATACACTATCACATCGCATGCAGCTTATAGTGGTTTCTTAGAGTTTGGTACTCGATACATGGAGGCAGAACCTTTTATGTGGCCAGTATATGAGGTAATAAGAAAATCAACTGTAGAAGAATTGAAAGCGTTGTTTGAATAGGAGATAAAAGCATGACACCGAACTTACAACTTTATAATAAAGCGTATGAAACGCTACAAGGATATGGATTCCCTGTTATTTCTCGTAAAGAGATGCAACAAGAGATTCCGTATCCTTTTTTTGTAATAAAAATGCCGGAGTCAAACAGAAGTAAATACACGTTTGATAGTTATTCTGGTGACACGAATTTAGTTATTGATATTTGGAGTGTAAGTGATGATTTAGGACATCATGACGGACTTGTTAAAAGATGTATTGATGATTTAACACCTAGCGTTAAAACAAACGATTATGACTTTGAAGAAGAAGATACTAACATCACACAGTTAGTTGATGATACTACCAATCAAGAATTGCTACACACATCAGTAACGATATCTTACAAAACATTTTAAAAAACGGAGGAATATTGAATGGCAAATATGAAAAATAGTAATGATCGTATTATTTTATTTAGAAAAGCTGGCGAAAAAGTAGATGCTACTAAAATGCTTTTTTTAACTGAATACGGCTTATCACATGAAGCTGATACAGATACAGAGGATACAATGGACGGTTCTTATAACACTGGTGGTTCTGTTGAGTCAACAATGTCTGGTACTGCTAAAATGTTTTATGGTGACGATTTTGCAGATGAAATTGAAGATGCAGTTGTAGATCGCGTATTGTATGAAGCTTGGGAAGTTGAAAGTAGAATACCAGGCAAAAATGGGGATTCCGCTAAATTTAAAGCGAAATATTTCCAAGGTTTCCACAATAAATTTGAATTAAAAGCAGAAGCTAACGGTATTGATGAATATGAATATGAATATGGAGTGAATGGTCGTTTCCAACGTGGATTTGCAACACTACCTGAGGCTGTAACAAAGAAACTTAAGGCGACTGGATACAGATTCCACGACACTACAAAAGCAGATGCATTAACTGGCGAAGATTTAACAGCAATTCCACAACCTAAAGTAGATTCACCACCGGTTGCACCAAGAGAGGTATAAAAATAGGGCGTTAAGCCCTTTTTATTTTGTTTAAATTAATTATGAATGGAGATTTTAAGTTATGAATGTAGAAATTAACGGAAAGTCATTAGAATTAAGTTTTGGTTTTAAATTTTTAAGAGAAATCGATAACCGATTAGGTTTAAAAGTTGAACAAGCTTCTATCGGTCAAGGTGTATCAATGTTGCCTGTAGGTTTAGAAAGTGGAAATCCGGTTGTGATTGGCGAAGTTTTAATCGCAGCTACATCTCACTTAAAAAAACAAGCAATTACTATTAATAACATTGATGAAGCATTAGATGAAATCGCAGAAAATATCGGACTAGAAGAATTCGGTTCGGATATTTTAACGGAGTTGGGAAAGCGACCTATGACCCGAAACCTAGTCGAAGTAGTGGAAACGGAAGAAAAACCAGCGGAAGCCTAATAACTTACGACAGAATCGTTATAACTTGTATGTCAACACTTGGTATTACAGATTTGAACGTTATTGAGCAAATGACATTAACAGAATATAACTATCGAATGTATGCGAAAGAGTATGAAATGCTAACCCAAGAATTCGAACGTTACAAACTTGCGTTTGCTATTCGTGATGCTGCAGCTACTAAAAATGTTGGGACAGAAAATAAACCTAAAGAGGAATATGTTTTTAACAATGCAAACGACGTATTGCCTTATGAAGAAAATATCCAACGGCTTAACGAAGGTAAAGATATAAGATTTAGTAGCGAACGTGATGAATACGAACCACAAAATAATGAATTCTTTAAAGTTATAGCAGAATTTAATAAGCAATAGAAAGAGAGGTGTTAATGTGACGGAATATAAAATTAAAGCGACTATTGAAGCTAGTGTAGCTAAATTCAAAAAGCAAATTGATAGTGCGGTTAAATCTGTACAAAAATTCAAAAGAGTAGCAGATCAAACTAAAGATGTTGAATTAAACGCTAACGATAAAAAATTACAAAAAACTATCAAGGTTGCTAAAAAGTCTTTAGATGCCTTTAGCAACAAAAATGTAAAAGCTAAATTAGATGCTAGTATACAAGACTTACAACAAAAGATATTAGAATCAAATTTTGAACTAGACAAACTTAACTCCAAAGAAGCTAGCCCAGAAGTTAAACTACAAAAACAAAAGTTAACTAAAGATATCGCTGAAGCAGAAGCTAAGTTATCCGAACTGGAAAAGAAACGTGTCAATATTGACGTCAATGCAGATAACAGTAAATTCAATCGAGTGTTAAAAGTATCTAAAGCTAGTCTTGAAGCATTAAATAGGTCTAAAGCTAAAGCTTTTATAGACGTGGACAATGGTGTTGCTAACTCTAAAATCAAACGCACTAAAGAAGAGCTTAAAAGTATTCCAAACAAAACTAGATCTCGACTAGATGTAGATACAGGGCTTTCTATACCAACTATTTATGCGTTTAAAAAATCATTAGACGCATTGCCGAACAAAAAAACAACAAAGGTAGATGTCGATACTAATGGTTTAAAGAAAGCTTATGCCTACATAATAAAAGCAAATGACAATTTTCAAAGACAGATGGGGAATTTAGCTAATATGTTCCGTGTGTTCGGTACTGTAGGTTCTAATATGGTTGGTGGATTACTTACATCATCTTTTAGTATCTTAATACCTGTAATAGCGAGCGTAGTACCTGTAGTATTTGCGCTATTAAACGCTATCAAAGTGTTAACTGGTGGTGTACTTGCTTTAGGTGGTGCCGTAGCAATAGCGGGAGCAGGATTTGTAGCGTTTGGCGCAATGGCTATCAGCGCTATAAAGATGCTTAATGATGGCACTTTACAAGCTAGCTCAGCAACAAACGAATACAAAAAAGCGTTAGATGGCGTAAAGTCAGCATGGACTGATATTATAAAGCAAAATCAATCCGCTATCTTCACAACTCTTGCAAATGGTTTAAATACTGTTAAAACTGCAATGCAGAGCTTACAACCGTTTTTTAGTGGTATTTCAAGAGGAATGGAAGAAGCGTCTCAAAGCGTGCTTAAATGGGCTGAAAATAGCAGTGTAGCTTCAAGATTCTTTAATATGATGAATACAACGGGTGTTTCGGTATTTAACAAGCTATTAAGTGCTGCAGGTGGTTTTGGTGACGGATTAGTCAATGTATTCACGCAATTAGCACCACTGTTTCAATGGTCGGCTGATTGGTTGGATAGATTAGGTCAATCTTTCTCTAACTGGGCTAATAGTGCAGCTGGAGAAAATTCGATAACTCGTTTTATTGAATACACAAAAACAAACTTACCTATCATTGGTAATATTTTCAAAAATGTTTTCGTTGGAATTAATAATTTGATGAATGCATTCAGTGGATCATCAACTGGCATATTCCAATCTCTTGAACAAATGACAGCTAAGTTTAGGGAATGGTCTGAACAAGTAGGACAATCTCAAGGTTTTAAAGACTTTGTCAGTTATATACAAACAAATGGACCACTAATAATGCAATTGATTGGAAACATCGCAAGAGGATTAGTTGCATTCGCAACAGCGATGGCTCCTATAGCTAGTGCAGTATTACGCGTTGCAGTAGCAATAACTGGTTGGATAGCTAACTTGTTTGAGGCGCATCCGGCTACAGCACAATTAGTTGGTGTCATTATAACTTTAGTTGGTGCATTTAGATTTTTAATTGCTCCAATATTAGCGGTAATGGATTTTCTGGGGCCATTAGCAGCAAGATTAGTCGCATTAGTAACTAAGTTTGGTTGGGCTAAAACAGGAACTTTAGTATTAAGTAAGGCAATGACATCATTAAAAGGTCCAATAAAATTAGTTACAGCTATATTCCAATTGTTATTCGGTAAGATTGGATTAATTAGAAATGCTATCACAGGACTTGTAACTGTGTTTGGTATTTTAGGTGGTCCAATAACGATAGTTATTGGTGTAATCGCTGCATTAATAGCTATATTTGTTTTATTGTGGAATAAAAATGAAGGATTCAGAAACTTTATTATAAATGCTTGGAATGCGATAAAAACATTTATGGTTACAGTTTGGAATGTGTTGAAAACTGTAGCTTCGGTTGTATGGAATGCTATTTTAAAAGCTATCACTACAGCGGTATCAAATGTATACAATTTTATAATGATTATTTGGAATCAAATAGTTGCTTATTTGCAAGGGCTATGGAATGGAATTATCGCTATTGCAACAACAGTATGGAACCTTTTAGTTACAATCATTACAACTGTTTTCACGACGATAATGACAATAGTTATGACGATATGGACAGCTATTTGGACATTCTTAAGTACAATCTGGAACACGATAATTACAATCGCTACTACGATTTGGAATTTGTTAGTCACTGTAATAACTACAGTGTTTACCACAATTATGACTATCGCAATAACAATTTGGAACGCTATTTGGACGTTCTTACAAACGTTGTGGAACACTATAGTTACTGTGGCAACTAAGGTTTGGAACGCTATCACTACAGCTATATCTACTGCGTTACAAGCGGCATGGAGTTTTATTTCTAATATATGGAATACGATTTGGAGTTTCTTATCTGGTATATTAACGACAATTTGGAATAAAGTTGTAAGCATATTCACACAAGTTGTTTCAACTATATCAGACAAAATGTCTCAAGCTTGGAACTTCATTGTCACTAAAGGTATGCAATGGGTATCTACTATAACAAGTACGCTAATTAACTTTGTTAATAGAGTTGTTCAAGGATTCGTTAATGTTGTAAACAAAGTTAGTCAAGGTATGACAAATGCAGTAAATAAAATAAAAAGCTTTATAGGAGATTTTGTGTCTGCAGGTGCTGATATGATCCGTGGTTTAATTAGAGGTATTGGACAAATGGCTGGTCAATTAGTAGATGCAGCTAAAAATGTTGCTAAGAAAGCTTTAGATGCAGCTAAAAGTGCTTTGGGTATTCACTCACCTTCACGTGAATTCATGGATGTTGGTATGTATTCAATGCTAGGTTTCGTTAAAGGTATAGATAATCATTCAAGTAAAGTTATCCGTAATGTTTCTAATGTTGCAGATAAAGTAGTTGATGCATTTCAACCTACATTAAACGCACCTGACATTTCTAGTATTACAGGAAACTTAAGTAATTTAGGTGGAAATATAAATGCGCAAGTACAACACACACATTCTATTGAAACATCACCGAACATGAAAACTGTTAAAATTGAATTCGATGTCAATAACGATGCGCTTACTAGTATTGTTAACGGCAGAAATGCTAAACGCAATTCTGAGTATTACTTATAAAGGAGGTTACAAATGGACATAGAATTAACAAAAAAAGATGGTACTGTAATCAAATTAAGTGAATACGGGTTTATCGTTAACGATATAGTAATTGATAGCATGCAAATCAACACAAAGTATCAAGACAAAGAAAATATGAACGGTCGTATATTAATGGGGAGCAATTATATCAGTAGAGATATAGTTGTTCCTTGTTTTTGTAAAGTTAAAAATCGTTCAGACATTGCTTATATGCGAGATATGTTGTATTCGTTAACGACAGACATAGAACCTATGTATTTGCGAGAAATCAGAAGAAAAGAAGAGTTGAATTACAGGTTTACTCAACCAACTTCTGATGATTACGTGAAATTAGATAAAAACAACTTCCCGGATTACGAATATTCAAGACACGATCAACAAATTTATGTAAATGGTAAACAGTATAAAGTTATTTTTAACGGAGTTATAAACCCTAAACAAAAAGGTAATAAAGTTTCTTTTGAACTAAAATTCGAAACTACAGAATTACCATACGGTGAAAGTATTGGAACAAGCCTAGAGTTAGAAGAAAACAAAAAGGTTGGATTGTGGTCGTTTGATTTTAATATTGATTGGCATGCAGGCGGAGACAAAAGAAAGTATACATTTGAAAATTTGAGCAAAGGTACAGTTTATTATCACGGTAGTGCTCCTAACGACCAATTCAACATGTATAAAAAGATAACAATTATTTTAGGCGAAGATACAGAATCGTTTGTATGGAATTTAACGCATGCTGAAATAATGAAAATCGAAGGGATCAAACTAAAAGCTGGAGACAGAATTGTTTATGATAGCTTCCGAGTTTATAAAAACGGTGTTGAAATAAGTACCGAAACGAATATAGCCCAACCAAAATTTAAATACGGAGCTAATAAATTTGAGTTTAATCAAACGGTACAAAAAGTTCAGTTTGATTTGAAATTTTATTATAAGTAGGTGTCAGAATGACAATAACTATTAAACCACCTAAAGGTAATGGCGCACCTGTACCAGTAGAAACAACTTTAGTAAAAAAAGTTAATGCTGACGGTGTATTAACTTTTGATATTCTAGAAAATAAATATACTTATGAAGTTATTAACGCTATAGGGAAAAGATGGATTGTTAGTCATGTCGAAGGTGAAAACGACAAGAAAGAATATGTAATAACTGTCATTGATAGGAAATCAGAAGGTGACAGACAACTGGTTGAATGTACTGCTAGAGAGATTCCTATAGACAAGTTAATGATTGATAGGATTTATGTTAATGTAACAGGATCTTTTACAGTAGAAAGATATTTTAACATTGTGTTTCAAGGTACTGGAATGCTTTTTGAAGTCGAAGGTAAGGTTAAGTCTTCGAAGTTTGAAAATGGTGGTGAAGGCGACACAAGGTTAGAAATGTTTAAAAAGGGATTAGAACATTTCGGTTTAGAATATAAAATAACGTATGACAAAAAGAAAGACAGATATAAGTTTGTATTGACGCCTTTTGCAAATCAAAAAGCGTCTTATTTTATTTCTGACGAAGTCAACGCCAACGCTATAAAACTCGAGGAAGATGCAAGTGATTTCGCCACCTTCATTAGAGGATATGGTAATTATTCAGGAGAAGAAACATTCGAACACGCTGGGCTCGTAATGGAAGCTAGAAGTGCATTAGCTGAAATATACGGCGACATCCACGCAGAACCATTTAAAGATGGTAAAGTGACTGACCAAGAAACTATGGATAAAGAATTACAATCGAGATTGAAAAAGTCGTTAAAACAATCTTTGTCTTTGGACTTTTTGGTGTTAAGAGAATCATATCCAGAAGCAGACCCACAACCCGGAGACATAGTACAAATAAAATCTACCAAACTAGGTTTGAATGATTTAGTCCGTATAGTACAAGTTAAAACGATTAGGGGTATAAACAATGTAATTGTTAAGCAAGATGTAACGCTTGGTGAGTTTAATCGAGAACAACGATATATGAAAAAAGTTAATACTGCAGCTAACTATGTTTCTGGATTAAATGATGTTAACCTTTCTAATCCTAGTAAAGCGGCAGAAAACTTGAAGTCTAAAGTAGCGTCAATAGCTAAATCAACACTCGATTTGATGAGTAGAACTGATTTGATTGAAGATAAACAACAGAAGGTAAGCTCTAAAACTGTGACTACATCTGACGGCACTATCGTTCATGATTTTATAGGTAAATCAAACATTAAAGATGTAAAAACAATTGGAACGATTGGCGATTCTGTAGCTAGAGGATCACATGCGAAAACTAATTTCACAGAAATGTTAGGCAAGAAATTGAAAGCCAAAACGACCAACCTTGCAAGAGGTGGCGCTACAATGGCAACAGTTCCAATAGGTAAAGAAGCGGTAGAAAACAGCATTTTTAGACAAGCAGAGCAAATAAGAGGAGACCTAATCATATTACAAGGTACAGATGATGACTGGTTACATGGTTATTGGGCAGGTGTACCGATAGGCACTGATAAAACGGATACAAAAACGTTTTACGGTGCCTTTTGTTCTGCAATTGAAGTTATCCGGAAAAATAATCCGGCTTCAAAAATACTTGTTATGACAGCTACTAGACAATGTCCTATGAGTGGCACAACGATACGTCGTAAAGATACGGATAAAAACAAACTAGGGTTAACGTTAGAGGATTATGTCAATGCTCAGATATTGGCTTGTAGTGAATTGGATGTACCAGTATATGATGCCTATCATACAGATTATTTTAAGCCATATAATCCAGCGTTCAGAAAATCAAGTATGCCAGACGGATTGCATCCGAACGAGAGGGGTCATGAAGTTATTATGTACGAACTTATTAAAAATTATTACCAGTTTTACGGATAGAAAAGGAGGAAGACATGGATAACAAATTAATTACAGACTTAAGTAGAGTTTTCGATTACAGATATGTAGATGAAAATGAGTATAATTTCAAGCTTATTTCAGACATGCTGACTGATTTTAATTTCTCTCTTGAATACCATAGAAATAAAGAGGTATTTGCACATAATGGAGAGCAAATAAAGTATGAGCATTTAAATGTCACAAGTAGCGTCTCTGATTTTTTAACGTATCTAAACGGCCGTTTCAGCAATATGGTACTAGGTCATAACGGCGACGGTATCAACGAAGTAAAAGACGCGCGTGTTGATAATACTGGTTATGATCATAAGACATTGCAAGATCGTTTGTATCATGATTATTCAACACTAGATGCTTTCACTAAAAAGGTTGAGAAAGCTGTAGATGAAAACTATAAAGAATATCGAGCTACAGAATACCGATTCGAACCAAAAGAGCAAGAACCGGAATTCATCACAGATTTATCGCCATATACTAACGCAGTAATGCAATCATTTTGGGTAGACCCTAGAACAAAAATTATTTATATGACACAAGCGCGTCCGGGCAATCATTACATGTTATCTAGATTGAAGCCTAATGGACAATTTATTGATAGATTGCTTGTTAAAAATGGCGGTCACGGCACACACAACGCCTATAGATATATCGGCAATGAGTTATGGATTTATTCAGCAGTGTTAGACGCTAACGAAAACAACAAGTTTGTACGTTTCCAATATAGAACTGGAGAAATAACTTATGGTAATGAAATGCAAGATGTCATGCCGAATATATTTAACGACAGATATACATCAGCGATTTATAATCCTATAGAAAATTTAATGATTTTCAGACGTGAATATAAAGCTTCTGAAAGACAACTTAAGAATTCGTTGAACTTTGTTGAGGTTAGAAGTGCTGACGATATTGATAAAGGTATAGACAAAGTATTGTATCAAATGGATATACCTATGGAATACACTTCAGATACACAACCTATGCAAGGTATCACTTATGATGCAGGTATCTTATATTGGTATACAGGTGATTCGAATACAGCCAACCCTAACTACTTACAAGGTTTCGATATAAAAACAAAAGAATTGTTATTTAAACGACGTATCGATATTGGCGGTGTGAATAATAAATTTAAAGGAGACTTCCAAGAAGCTGAGGGTCTAGATATGTATTACGATCTAGAAACAGGACGCAAAGCGCTTTTAATAGGGGTAACTATTGGACCTGGTAACAACAGACATCACTCAATTTATTCCATCGGCCAAAGAGGTGTTAACCAATTCTTAAAAAACATTGCACCTCAAGTATCGATGACTGATTCAGGCGGACGTGTTAAACCGTTACCAATACAGAACCCAGCATATCTAAGTGATATTACGGAAGTTGGTCATTACTATATCTATACGCAAGACACACAAAATGCGTTAGATTTCCCGTTACCGAAAGCGTTTAGAGATGCAGGTTGGTTCTTTGATGTACTGCCTGGACACTATAATGGTGCTCTAAGACAAGTACTTACCAGAAACAGCACAGGTAGAAATATGCTTAAATTCGAACGTGTCATTGACATTTTCAATAAGAAAAACAACGGAGCATGGAATTTCTGTCCGCAAAACGCCGGTTATTGGGAACATATCCCTAAGAATATTACAAAATTATCAGATTTAAAAATCGTTGGTTTAGATTTCTATATCACTACTGAAGAATCAAAACGATTTACTGATTTTCCTAAAGACTTTAAAGGTATTGCAGGTTGGATATTAGAAGTAAAATCGAATACACCGGGTAACACAACACAAGTATTAAGACGTAATAACTTCCCGTCTGCACATCAATTTTTAGTTAGAAACTTTGGTACTGGTGGCGTTGGTAAATGGAGTTTATTCGAGGGAAAGGTGGTTGAATAATGATAGTAGATAATTTTTCGAAAGACGATAACTTAATCGAGTTACAAACAACATCACAATATAATCCAATTATTGACACAAACATCAGTTTCTATGAATCAGATAGAGGAACTGGTGTTTTAAATTTTGCAGTAACTAAGAATAACAGACCGTTATCTATAAGTTCTGAACATGTTAAGACATCTATCGTGTTAAAAACCGATGATTATAACGTAGATAGAGGCGCTTATATTTCAGACGAATTAACGATAGTAGACGCAATTAATGGGCGTTTGCAGTATGTGATACCGAATGAATTTTTAAAACATTCAGGCAAGGTGCATGCTCAGGCATTCTTTACACAAAACGGGAGTAATAATGTTGTTGTTGAACGTCAATTTAGCTTCAATATTGAAAATGATTTAGTTAGTGGGTTTGATGGTATAACAAAGCTTGTTTATATCAAATCTATTCAAGATACTATCGAAGCTGTCGGTAAAGACTTTAACCAATTAAAGCAAAATATGGCTGATACACAAACGTTAATAGCAAAAGTGAATGATAGTGCGACAAAAGGCATTCAACAAATCGAAATCAAGCAAAACGAAGCTATACAAGCTATTACTGCGACGCAAACTAGTGCAACACAAGCTGTTACAGCTGAAGTCGATAAAATAGTTGAAAAAGAGCAAGCGATTTTTGAACGTGTTAACGAAGTTGAACAACAAATCAATGGCGCTGACCTTGTTAAAGGTAATTCAACAACAAATTGGCAAAAGTCTAAACTTACAGATGATTACGGTAAAGCAATTGAATCGTATGAGCAGTCCATAGATAGCGTTTTAAGCGCAGTTAACACATCTAGGATTATTCATATTACTAATGCAACAGATGCGCCAGAAAAGACGGATATAGGCACGTTAGAGAAGCCTGGACAAGATGGTGTTGATGACGGTTCTTCGTTCGATGAATCAACTTATACATCAAGCAAATCTGGTGTGTTAGTTGTTTATGTTGTTGATAATAATACTGCTCGTGCAACATGGTACCCAGACGATTCAAACGATGAGTACACAAAATACAAAATCTACGGCACATGGTACCCGTTTTATAAAAAGAATGATGGAAACTTAACTAAGCAATTTGTTGAAGAAACGTCTAACAACGCTTTAAATCAAGCTAAGCAGTATGTAGATGATAAATTCGGAACAACGAGCTGGCAACAACATAAGATGACAGAGGCGAATGGTCAATCAATTCAAGTTAACTTAAATAATGCGCAAGGCGATTTGGGATATTTAACTGCTGGTAATTACTATGCAACAAGAGTGCCGGATTTACCAGGTAGCGTTGAAAGTTATGAGGGTTATTTATCGGTATTCGTTAAAGATGATACAAACAAGCTATTTAACTTCACACCTTATAACTCTAAAAAGATTTACACACGATCAATCACAAACGGCAGACTTGAGCAACAGTGGACAGTTCCTAATGAACATAAATCAACGGTATTGTTCGACGGTGGCGCAAATGGTGTAGGTACAACAATCAATCTAACTGAACCGTACACAAACTATTCTATTTTGTTGGTAAGTGGAACTTATCCAGGTGGCGTTATTGAGGGATTCGGACTTACCGCATTACCTAACGCGATTCAATTGAGTAAAGCGAATGTAGTTGACTCAGACGGCAACGGTGGCGGTATTTATGAGTGCTTACTATCCAAAACAAGTAGCACTACTTTAAGAATAGATAACGATGTGTACTTTGATTTAGGTAAAACATCAGGTTCTGGAGCGAATGCCAACAAAGTTACTATAACTAAAATTATGGGGTGGAAATAATGAAAATCACAGTAAACGATAAAAACGAAGTTATCGGATTCGTTAATACTGGCGGTTTACGCAATAGTTTAGATGTAGATGATAACAATGTGCCTATTAAATTTAAAGAAGAGTTCGAACCTAGAAAGTTTGTTTTCACTAACGGCGAAATTAAATACAATAGCAATTTCGAAAAAGAAGACGTACCGAATGCATCAAACCAACAAAGTGCGTCAGATTTAAGTGATGAGGAACTTCGCGGAATGGTTGCAAGTATGCAAATGCAGATGACGCAAGTGAACATGTTGACAATGCAATTGACGCAACAAAACGCTATGTTAACACAACAGTTGACCGAACTGAAAACTAACAAAACAAATACTGAGGGGGACGTTTAAATGATGAAGATGATTTATCCAACTTTTAAAGACATTAAAACTTTTTATGTGTGGGGTTGCTATAAAAATGAGCAAATTAAGTGGTACGTAGACATGGGTGTAATCGACAAAGAAGAATATGCATTGATCACTGGTGAAAAATATCCAGAGGCAAAAGATGAAAAGTCACAGGTGTAATGCTTGAGGCTTTTTAATTTAACACAAAGTAGGTGGCGTAATGTTTGGATTTACCAAACGGCACGAACATGAATGGCGAATTAGAAGATTAGAAGAGAATGATAAAACAATGCTTAGCACTCTCAATGAGATTAAATTAGGTCAAAAAACTCAAGAGCAAGTTAACATTAAATTAGATAAAACTTTAGATGCTATCCAGAGGGAAAGACAGATAGACGAAAAAAATAAGAAAGAAAACGACAAAAATATACGCGATATGAAAATGTGGATTCTCGGTTTGATAGGGACTATCTTCAGTACGATTGTCATAGCTTTACTAAGAACTATTTTTGGTATTTAAAGGAGGTGATTACCATGCTTAAAGGGATTTTAGGATATAGCTTCTGGGCGTGCTTCTGGTTTGGTAAATGTAAATAACAGTTAAGAGTCAGTGCTTCGGCACTGGCTTTTTATTTTGATTGAAATGAGGTGCATACATGGGATTACCTAATCCAAAAAACAGAAAACCTACAGCTAGTGAAGTAGTAGAGTGGGCTTTGTATATCGCTAAAAATAAAATAGCTATTGATGTACCTGGTTCTGGAATGGGAGCACAATGCTGGGATTTACCTAATTATTTACTCGATAAATATTGGGGGTTTAGAACATGGGGAAATGCTGATGCTATGGCTCAAAAATCCAATTATAGAGGTAGAGATTTCAAGATAATTAGAAATACAAAAGATTTTGTACCACAACCAGGCGACTGGGGTGTTTGGACTGGTGGTTGGGCAGGACATGTAAACATTGTAGTGGGACCATGCACAAAAGACTATTGGTATGGCGTAGATCAAAACTGGTATACAAATAACGCAACAGGAAGTCCACCTTATAAAATTAAACACTCTTATCATGATGGACCAGGTGGAGGGGTTAAATATTTTGTTAGACCACCATATCATCCAGACAAAACTACACCGGCACCTAAACCAGAAGATGATAGTGATGATAACGAAAAAAATAATAAAAAAGTTCCAATTTGGAAAGATGTAACAACTATAAAGTACACTATTTCTAGCCAAGAGGTTAATTATCCAGAATATATTTATCACTTTATAGTAGAAGGTAATCGACGACTCGAAAAACCTAAAGGAATAATGATTAGAAACGCACAAACGATGAGCTCGGTAGAAAGTTTATATAACAGTAGGAAGAAATACAAACAGGATGTAGAATATCCCCACTTTTATGTTGATAGACATAATATTTGGGCACCTAGAAGAGCTGTATTTGAAGTTCCTAATGAACCTGATTATATAGTTATAGACGTATGTGAAGATTATAGTGCGAGTAAAAATGAATTTATTTTTAATGAGATTCACGCAATGGTTGTAGCTGTAGATATGATGGCCAAATATGAGATACCTCTAAGTATTGAAAATTTAAAAGTAGACGACAGCATTTGGCGTTCAATGTTGGAACATGTTAATTGGAATATGATTGACAACGGTGTTCCTTCTAAAGATAAATACGAAGCATTAGAAAAGGCATTACTTAATATATTTAAAAACAGAGAAAAATTATTAAATTCTATAACTAAGCCAACAGTAACAAAATCTAGAATAAAAGTTATGGTAGATAATAAAAACGCTGATATAGCTAATGTAAGAGACTCGTCACCAACAGCCAACAATGGTTCGGCATCTAAACAACCGCAGATCATAACAGAAACGAGTCCTTATACATTCAAACAAGCACTGGATAAACAAATGGCAAGAGGTAACCCGAAAAAATCTAATGCTTGGGGTTGGGCTAACGCTACACGAGCACAAACGAGTTCAGCAATGAATGTTAAACGAATATGGGAAAGTAACACGCAGTGCTACCAAATGCTTAATTTAGGCAAGTATCAAGGTGTTTCAGTTAGCGCACTTAATAAGATACTTAAAGGTAAGGGAACATTGAATAATCAAGGTAAAGCGTTCGCAGAAGCTTGTAAAAAGCACAGCATTAATGAAATTTATTTAATCGCGCACGCTTTCTTAGAAAGTGGATATGGAACAAGTAACTTCGCTAACGGAAAAGATGGAGTATACAACTACTTCGGCATTGGCGCTTACGACAACAATCCTAACTACGCAATGACGTTTGCAAGGAATAAAGGTTGGACATCTCCAGCAAAAGCAATCATGGGCGGTGCTAGCTTCGTAAGAAAGGATTACATCAACAAAGGACAGAATACACTGTACAGAATCAGATGGAATCCTAAGAATCCAGCTATGCACCAATACGCTACTGCTATAGAGTGGTGCCAACATCAAGCTAGTACAATCGCTAAGCTATATAAACAAATCGGCTTAAAAGGTATCTATTTTATAAGAGATAAATATAAATAAAGAGGTGTATAAATGTACAAAATAAAAGATGTTGAAACGAGAATAAAAAATGATGGTGTTGACTTAGGTGACATTGGCTGTCGATTTTACACTGAAGATGAAAATACAGCATCTATAAGAATAGGTATCAATGACAAACAAGGTCGTATCGATCTAAAAGCACATGGCTTAACACCTAGATTACATTTGTTTATGGAAGATGGCTCTATATTCAAAAATGAGCCCCTTATTATCGACGATGTTGTAAAAGGGTTCCTTACCTACAAGATACCTAAAAAGGTTATCAAACACGCTGGTTATGTACGTTGTAAGCTGTTTTTAGAGAAAGAAGAAGAAAAAATACATGTCGCGAACTTTTCTTTCAATATCGTTGATAGTGGCATTGAATCTGCTGTAGCAAAAGAAATCGATGTTAAATTGGTAGATGATGCTATTACGAGAATCTTAAAAGATAACGCGACAGATTTATTGAGCAAAGACTTTAAAGAGAAAATAGATAAAGATGTCATTTCTTACATCGAAAAGAATGAAAGTAGATTTAAAGGTGCGAAAGGTGATAAAGGCGAACCGGGACAACCTGGTGCAAAAGGTGAAGCAGGTAAAAAAGGAGAACAAGGTGCACCCGGTAAGAACGGTACTGTAGTATCAATCAATCCTGACACTAAAATGTGGCAAATTGACGGTAAAGATACAGATATCAAAGCAGAACCTGAGTTATTGGATAAAATCAATATCGCAAATGTTGAAGGGTTAGAAGATAAATTGCAAGAAGTTGAAAAAAACAAAGAGGCAACTCTCAAAGACTCTAAAACGTATACAGATTCAAAAATTGCTGAACTAGTTGATAGCGCGCCTGAATCTATGAATACACTAAGAGAATTAGCAGAAGCAATACAAAACAACTCTATTTCAGAAAGTGTATTGCAACAGATTGGCTCAAAAGTTAGTACAGAAGATTTTGAGAGGTTCAAACAAACATTAAACAGTTTGTATGCAGATAAAAATCATAGTCATACAATCAAACAGATTGAAGGATTAGAAAATGCTTTATCAAGAAAATCAGACATAAATCATAATCATGACGAGAGGTATGTTTTGTCGTCTCAAGCTTTTACTAAACAACAAGCGGATAATTTATATCAACTAAAAGGCGCATCTCAACCGACGGTTAAAATTTGGACAGGAACAGAAAATGAATATAACTATATATATCAAAAAGACCCGAATACGTTATATTTAATTAAAGGGTGATGACATGGAAGCTAATTTAAAAGGTGTAAAGAAATTGGTATACAAAGGGGTTGAATACTCTAAAGTATTTGCAGGTAATACAAAAGTTTGGTCTAAACCGCCGTCTTTTGTAATTAAACCCTTACCTAAAAATAAATATCCGGATAGCATAGAAGATTCAACAGCAAAATGGACAATAAATGGAGTTGAACCTAACAAAAATTATCAGGTGACAATAGAAAATGTACGCAGCGGTATAATGAGGGTTTCGCAAACTAATTTAGGATCAAGTGATTTAGGAATATCAGGAGTCAATAGTGGAGTTGCAAGTAAAAGCATTAACTTTAGTAATCCTTCCGGGATTTTGTATGTCACTATAAGTGATGTTTATTCAGGATCTCCAACTTTGACCATCGAATAATTTTAAACGACTAATTTTTAGTCGTTTTTTATTTTGGGTAAAAGGAGCAAACAAATGGATATTAACTGGAAATTGAGATTTAAAAATAAAGCAGTATTAACAGGTTTAGTTGGTGCATTGTTGCTATTTATCAAGCAAATTACAGACTTATTCGGATTAGATTTATCAACTCAATTAAATCAAGCTAGCGCGATTATAGGTGCTATTCTCACGCTACTCACAGGTATTGGTGTTATTACTGATCCAACGTCAAAAGGCGTCTCAGATTCATCTATAGCACAGACATATCAAGCGCCTAGAGATAGTAGCAAAGAAGAACAACAGGTTACTTGGAAAACATCTCAAGACAGTAATTTAACGCCAGAATTAAGTACAAAAGCACCGAAAGAATATGATACATCACAGCCGTTTACAGACGCCTCTAACGATGTTGGTTTTGACGTGAATGAGTATCATCATGGAGGTGGCGACGATGCAAGCAAAATTAACTAAAAAAGAGTTTATAGAATGGTTGAAAACTTCTGAGGGAAAACAATTTAATGCAGATTTATGGTATGGATTTCAGTGTTTCGACTATGCCAATGCTGGCTGGAAAGTTTTGTTCGGATTACTCCTAAAAGGTTTAGGCGCAAAAGATATTCCATTCGCTAACAACTTCGACGGATTAGCTACTGTATACCAAAATACACCGGACTTCTTAGCACAACCTGGCGACATGGTTGTATTCGGTAGCAACTACGGTGCTGGATATGGTCACGTTGCATGGGTAATTGAAGCAACTTTAGATTACATCATTGTATATGAGCAGAATTGGCTAGGCGGTGGCTGGACTGACGGAATCGAACAACCCGGCTGGGGTTGGGAAAAAGTTACAAGACGACAACATGCTTATGATTTCCCTATGTGGTTTATCCGTCCGAATTTTAAAAGTGAGACAGCGCCACGATCAGTTCAATCTCCTACACAAGCACCTAAAAAAGAAACAGCTAAGCCACAACCTAAAGCAGTAGAACTTAAAATCATCAAAGATGTGGTTAAAGGTTATGACCTACCTAAGCGTGGTAGTAACCCTAAAGGTATAGTTATACACAACGACGCAGGAAGCAAAGGGGCGACTGCTGAAGCATATCGTAACGGATTAGTAAATGCACCTTTATCAAGATTAGAAGCGGGCATTGCGCATAGTTACGTATCAGGCAACACAGTTTGGCAAGCCTTAGATGAATCACAAGTAGGTTGGCATACCGCTAATCAAATAGGTAATAAATATTATTACGGTATTGAAGTATGTCAATCAATGGGCGCAGATAACGCGACATTCTTAAAAAATGAACAGGCAACTTTCCAAGAATGCGCTAGATTGTTGAAAAAATGGGGATTACCAGCAAACAGAAATACAATCAGATTGCACAATGAATTTACTTCAACATCATGCCCTCATAGAAGTTCGGTTTTACACACTGGTTTTGACCCAGTAACTCGCGGTCTATTGCCAGAAAACAAGCGGTTGCAACTTAAAGACTACTTTATCAAGCAGATTAGGGTGTATATGGATGGTAAAATACCGGTTGCCACTGTCTCTAATGAGTCAAGCGCTTCAAGTAATACAGTTAAACCAGTTGCAAGTGCATGGAAACGTAATAAATATGGTACTTACTACATGGAAGAAAGTGCTAGATTCACAAACGGCAATCAACCAATCACAGTAAGAAAAGTGGGGCCATTCTTATCTTGTCCAGTGGGTTATCAGTTCCAACCTGGTGGATATTGTGATTATACAGAAGTGATGTTACAAGATGGTCATGTTTGGGTAGGATATACATGGGAGGGGCAACGTTATTACTTGCCTATTAGAACATGGAATGGTTCTGCCCCGCCTAATCAGATATTAGGTGACTTATGGGGAGAAATCAGTTAGAATGACATAGTCATGTCTATTTAAGCAGGTGCGTTACATACCTGCTTTCTATTTACATTTAAAGATAAAATGTGCTATTATTTTACTAGAACTTTTTAACATTTCTCTCAAGATTTAAATGTAGATAACAGGCAGGTACTACGGTACTTGCCTATTTTTTTATGTTATAGCTAGCCTTCGGGCTAGTTTTTTGTTATGATGTGTTACACATGCATCAACTATTTACATCTATCCTTGTTCACCCAAGCATGTCACTGGGTGTTTTTTCTTACGATAGAGAGCATAGTTTTCATACTACTCCCCGTAGTATATATGACTTTAGCATTCCCGTATAACAGTTTACGGGGTGCTTTTTATGTTATACTTACTTTTATATAGTAGGAGTGAATTGTATAGCCCGGCAGAGGCCATATATCTGACTGTTGGTCCCGCAGGAGACTTCTTCCTTGCCATCACTCATATACATATATCTTGACAACATAGAGTCGTTACAGTCTCTACACCACCCATACTAGTTACTGGGTGGTTGTTTTTTTGTTCGCCATTATGTTCTGTCTACTAAACTCAGATTATTTTATATATTATTTATATAGACGTTGATGTAGGAGGAGAAAATATGGAGATAAATAAGGACATATTAAACAAGACAATTAGTGAATTCTCAAAAGGACGTAAAGATTTACTTATATCTGAATATACACAAATTATTGATAACGATGAAATAAAAGAATTGCAAATGAAAGAAATAGAAAATGTAATTGAATATGCACTTGATAAAGATTTTGACAAATTGTTAACTTCATTTAGAAATACAGAATATGACCAAAGTTATAAATATAGCGCTTTATTTAAAATTATAAATAAAGATGTCGGAGAATTATTAAGTGTTTTAGAAGAAAAGCGCAATTTAAAAATTAACGAAAATGACTATTTTGGGCATTATAATAGTGAAAAAAGATACTTTATTTTGAATTTTTTTAGAAGAGGTACAACTTTAGTGGGTAATGAAGCTATCACTAAAGAAAGAATACAAAGTGCAATTATAGTTTTGCACGAAGTGGATAAAGAATTATATTTTGAGATATCTGTAGATAGCATCCAGAATTATTATAGAAAAGATAGTACAAATTATTATTTGTCCATAATTGATAGAATTGTTAATTGGATATCACAAAAGCTCTTAATTACTTGTCAACCAGTTAATTTGAACTTTACTATTGATAAAATGAGGAAAAATCAAGAATCTGATTTTTTAGTTAGTGCACAATTAATGAATACAAATAATGGTGCGAAGGCTACGTTGGATTCGGCTAGCTCTACTACTATCATATTGCCTATTTTAGGTGAACTAAAAGAATTAATAGCAACAAATAAAAATTTGTTTAAAAACTCTGAAGAAGGGCTTGAAAAAATTAACGACTTCATTATAGAGTTAGAAGAAGAGTCTGACTTGCCTTGGGTTTACTTGATTAATAAAACAAAAAAAATATCAATCAAGTTTTTATTTGAAAGTTATACCGGTAAAGATTATACTTTGTTAAACTACTATTATCACGAAAAGAAAAGGGAGGGTATGGATTATGTTACAAGAAAATTATTGTCGGAATACAATCAGGTCAATATTGCAAAAAACAAATCTGAAGAAACCTCTCTCTCGGGAATTTGAACAAAGTTTGATTAAAAATTTAAAACCGGGAAATAGAATTTATCCAGGAGTATACAACAGAAGATTTAATATAAGTATTAAAGAGATAGTTTTAATTATGAACGCGTTCATCGATAAAGATATTATTAATCTAAGGTTTCAAATTCAGATCGATGATGATTTAAAGCCTGAGATGTATACTTTAAAAACATTACCGCATTTTTATTATGATGACGAAAATGATATTGACATTGAACTAGATGAAAGAAATTATATACCTGTATACGAGGTTGTAAGATGACAAATGAAAAATTTGAAATTTTTAAAGAAGTATTAAAGCACACAGATAAATCAACAATAGAAGAACAGTATTTATTTTCAGAAGAGGATTATAAAAGGTTTGATTTGTATATAAAGAAATTAGAAAAAGATGATTTTAAAAACGCTAAAGAAAAAGGGGAATATTTTGAAGAATTTATTATTTTCATTTTAACATGTTCTAACATATTTGAATGTACTAAAAATATACGTACAAATACAAACGAAATAGATATTAGAGCTGAGTTCAGTCCTCCAGCTAAAGATATTGCTAAATATTATGATATAAAAGATACTAGCCCGATTTATTTTGAATGTAAGAACTATAGGACAAGCAAAATTAACGTTACTTATGTTGGTAAGTTTTTTTCTCTTTTATCAACAACGAATAAAAATCTTGGAGTGATGGTATCTCCTCAAGGTATTACTGGAACGCCTAAAGAATGGACAGACGGATATGGTTTATGTAAAAAAATTAGACTTAAATATAATATAAATATAATATCTATAAGTTATGAAGATTTATTTAAACTTAAAGAGAAAAGTATGTTTCAAATTATAAATGAAAAATTAACTTTTTTAGCGGAAGATTTTGATATAACTCAACATATAACTCAACACCCTTTAGAAGATGAATTTAAAAAATATGAAAAAATTTATTAA